AATTGGCTAATTTCGAGGAAAGAATCACTAGGTGAGATAGATGCTTTGCTCGCGACTATTTTCGCTTTGTATGTAAGTTCGCGCGCCCAACACGCACAAATCGGTGTATTCTAAATTACACTAATGTAATTAGGATAGGTGCATGGCAACACTATGGCAAAGAATCACAAACGCGCCTATGCAGAAGCGCGCTAAACAGCCCACTATCCCTACGCGCTCAGACGCAACGGTTACAGCAGATACAGCCCTAAGCTTGACATCGGTTTATCGCTCGGTGCAGATCATAGCTACGCCAATTTCTAAAATGCCAATCGAGACTTACCGCTACGCAACTGGAATGGATTTTAGAATTGAAAGCCCGGTGCTAGTCAATAAGCCAGACATAAATAGCAACAGGCGCGACTTTCTATTTCAGACAGTGACATCACTAGCCTTGGAAGGTAACGCCTTCTGGCACAAAAGCTTTTCTTCAAACGGGCAAGTAAACAGCCTTACCCTTCTTCCGGCTTCTGCGGTATCTGTCGCTTATGTAAACGATCAGGATTTAGCCCAAGGTGTTTACTACAGCTACGAAGGAGTTAGCTATAGCGCAAACGAAATGGAGCAGCTAAAGCTTTTCAGCAAGTCCGGCGACCTCCGAGGGGTTAGCCCTATCTACTCATGTCGGAAAGACATCTCGGCGGCGCTAGATCTTCGCGACTATGCAAAGAACTGGTTCAACCAAGCAGGCGTTCCAACTGGTATTCTCAAGACCGGGCAGCAGGTAAACAAAGATCAGGCAGACACGATTACCGATAATTGGCACAACAAGCAGCAGAACAGACAAATTGCAGTTCTTGGCAACGGGTTCGATTATCAGGCAATTTCTTTATCTCCGCGTGAGGCGCTATTCACTGACACAGTGGAGCAATCGACAGTAAACATAGCGCGACTATTCGGCATTCCTTCCAGGCTGCTTTTGTCTACAGTGCCGGGCGGCTCGGACACTTATTCAAACTTGCAAGACGAAAACGCTATCTTTTTCCGTCATACGCTAATGGGCTACACCGACGCAATAACAGACGCGCTAAGTAACTGCTTGCCTCGCGGCACTAGGGTCGAGTTTGACTATCAACACCTATTCCGCGCCGACGTTGCTACTCGTTACAACTACTATTCAACCGCTATCGCTGCTGGGATTCTTACAGCAGAAGAAGTAAGAGAAAGAGAAGGACTAAATGCCTGAAATTGAAATCAGAGAAGCAGACCTAAATCTAGATGAAGCTCAGGAAAGAACTATTACCGGGCTGGCTGTTCCTTACAATCAGGAAGCAGACATAGGCGGCGGCATAACTGAAAGGTTCGCTCCCGGCGCAATCGACTCGGTGGAAGACGTCAAACTATTTTACGGACACGATGAGCCTATTGGAAAAGTTATCTCAGGCAGAGAAACAGAAGCAGGCTATGAGATCACTGCAAAAGTAAGTTCAACATTACGAGGCGAAGAAATCCTTACTCTAATGCGTGATGGCGTACTAAATAAATTTTCAGTTGGCTTCATGCCTATCGAACAAGATAGAGATGGCTCACTGATTACTCGGACACTAGTAGACCTCAAAGAGGTTTCTGTCGTTCCGTTTCCGGCTTTCGCTGGTGCAAACATAACCGAGGTTAGAGAAGATCAGAAAGATTCTGAAGCTATCGAAACCCAAACAGAAGAAAGAAAATCTATGTCAGAAAACATTGAACTAGACGTTCGTTCTGTACAAGACGAAATGGCTGAATTGCGCCGGGTAGTCGAAGCAGGACTTACAGCAGCGACACCTAAAGTAGCAGGCTCAGAAATTCGCTCACAAGGAGAGTTTGCTAAGAAACTCCTAATCGGTGACGCCGGAGCTATCGAGCTTGCTCGCGCAGCTTCCACTAGCGCCAACACCGTAACAACTGCCGCTTTCGTTGGTCAGATCAACAACCTAATCGACAACAATCGCCCGGCGCTATCTGCTTTCTCTAGAGCAGCACTTCCGGGAACTGGGCTTGCAGTTGAGTACGCTTCAGTAACTGCTAACACTTTGGTAGTCGGAGAGCAAGATCCAGAGAATGAGGCACTTTCTTTTGGTAACTTGACAATCGCCAACACTTCTGCGCCAGTAAAGACTTACGGCGGTTACACAAGCTTTTCTAAGCAGACAATCGAGCGATCCACTGTTGATTACCTAAACACCGTATTTCAGGCGCTTACTATTGCTTATGCAAACGCTTCTAACGCGGCGTTCGTTGCACACGTTGAAGCCCTAGTTATGACCGGGAAAATCTTCGACATCTCGGCAGGAACTCTAGCGGCACTAATCGGTGGTATCACTGATGGCGCTTCTAAGATCTTCGAGGGAACTGGTCTACGACCTGAAGCTATTGTTACTTCTACTGAGGGCTACAAGTTCCTAATGACTATCGTAGGCTCAGACGGCAGACCAGTAGTTCTGCAAGACGGTCAGGGCATCAACAACGTTGGAACTGCTAACCTTCCAGGACTATCGGGCAACCTTCTAGGAATGCCAGTAATCGTAGATCCTGCTATGACCGCTAACAAGGTATACATGGCTAACAGCCGCGCTATTCAGTCGTTTGAATCAGCAGGCGCTCCAGTACGTCTTACCGACGGTGACATAACAACCCTTACAGATTCAGTAAGTGTCTACGGTTACATGGCGATTACTACACCATTCGCCGGGGCAATCGTAGAACTAGACATCGTAGCCTAAGGAAATCTAGATGACAACGGTAGTAACGCTGGCAGAACTGCAAGCCTATGTAGGTACAGATGAAACAGGTAGTTTTATACAATCCTGTCTAGATTCTGGCACCGCTCAGGTTGGCAACTATGTCGGCGTTATTACTGCTGTTCCAGATCAGATACACAGGCAGGCAACGCTTATTTGTTCCTCAGAGCTATTTCACAGGCGTTCAGCGCCTAATGGAGTGGCGCAATTCGCTAGCTTAGATGGAACACCCGTAAGAGTCGCTAAAGACCCTATGGGAGCTGTCTATCCGTTGCTACTTCCTTATGTTGGTTTCGCAGTATGACTAACGAAATTACTATTTCCAAGGCAGAGCTAAAGCTTGACCTAGAGGAAGCCGGGATTAGAGTTCTTGATTATGTACCGGAGCGGATAACGCCTCCGATAGTGATTATGAGTTCTGCTAGCCCTTACCTCACACCTAGCACTCTAGGCACTCAGTACGACCTAAATCTAGAGCTAGTGGTCATAGCTACAACTGCTACTAACAAAAAGGCAACTGAAAATCTAGATCAGGCAATCCATAACGTGCTAAGTGCTATGCCTAGATACGCTCGAGTGATTCGAGTAAATGAGCCTTACAATCTACAAACTAACAACGCTGAATACCTATCGGCAAACATCTCACTCGAGCTAGAAATTACTATTTAGAAAGGTCATGAAATGACTAACACAAGAATCATCGCAGAGAACATTAAGTTTCTTATTGCAGATGTTGAGTACGCCTGCGCTGCCACTATGGTAGAGCTAACCCTTGGAGATGCTCCAGGAGATGTTCAAACCTTCTGTGAGCAGCGTGTAGGCGGAGAGTGGGCATTAGCCCTTGAAGGTATTACCTCAGGTGATGCTACTTCTCTCTATCGGGTTCTTTGGGCTAACTTTGGAACAACCGCTACTTTTACAATCGCTCCTAACGGAAACGCCGCGGCTTCAACCGAACAGCCTCACTATTCAGGCGTGGTCAAGTTCAACGAAATTCCTCCGCTAAGCCTGAACTCTAACGAGACTTCAACCTTCTCAGTGACCCTTAGGGTTGTTACTACTCCTAACGATGCAGATGCAAATCAGTACTTTGGGGTATCGGTAGTAACCGCTTAATAATGGCTGTCCAACCGGGCGTAAAAGTCAAAAATCTAAGGGAGATCAACAAAGCCTTAGATGCTATTGGAGTGCCTAAAGACGCTATAAAAGACGCTGGAAAAGAGTCCGGTGAACTTGTAGCTAATGAGGCTCGCGGACTAGTCCCAGTTAGAACAGGCGCTTTGCGTAACAGCATTAGAGTTGGAGCTACAGCTCGGGGCAAGATTACGGTCAAGGCAGGTAACAACAGAAGTTCTAGCTCAGGCGTTCCTTATGCTAATCCTATTCACTGGGGCTGGTTTAAAAGACACATAAGACCGCAGCCATTCTTTGTTAGGGCGCTCGGGTACACTAGAACAGAAATCTATGAAAACTACTTTTCTCAAATGGAAAAGCTAATCAAAACAGAAACCGCTAAAACGAAACTCTAAGGAAGCACAGATGATGAATTTCGACGAAATGACACTAGGGCAAGTTGAAGAAATAGAGCTGCTAGTAGGTCGCAGCATAGACGAAATCTTTGCTGACGGGCAACCTAAAGGCAGGGCGCTTAGAGTTCTTTACTATGTAGCGATGAAGCAAGATAACCCTAATTACAAATTTGAGGATACTGAGGCAGTTACTCAAAAGGAAGCTTTAGGAATGCTTGGAGCGACAGACCCAAAAGGAAAAAAGTAGCTGAAGATCATGCTAAGAAAATGGCAGAGTTCGTCATAGCTACAGGTGTTAGCCCTAGTGAGTATAGAAAGCTTACAGGGACAGAATACTCAGCTTTTGCAACTGAGGTACATAGGAGAGCAAAATGAGCTTAGTGCTAAATGTAGAGATACTTGGCGAGTATAAAAATCTTGCTAAGGCTACCAAAGGCGCTGAAGGAAGCTTTAAAGACTTAGGCGAAAAGTTCAAGAAAATCGGTGCCAACATTGGCAAAGTTGTGGGAGCTATTGGTATCGGGCTAGGAGTACTAGCAGTAACTGAAATTAAGAAAGCCATAGATGCGACTAGCGATCTCTCAGAGGCAACTAATGCTGTAGACGTATCTTTTGGAGATGCAGCAGAAGGCATTCTAGAGCTAGGTGAAAATGCCGCCAGGGGACTAGGGCTATCTAAGACAGAACTATTCAACATAGCCACTCAGTTCTCAAGCTTCGCGGAAACTATCGCCGGAGACGGTGGAGACGTAGTAACAGTAGTAGACGAGCTATCTCAGCGAGGATCAGACTTCGCCTCAGTATTCAACTTAGATGTCGCAGATGCCCTAAATAAATTTCAGTCTGGTCTAGCAGGGCAATCAGAACCGCTAAGAAATTACGGTATCGACCTAAGCGCGGCAACAGTATTGCAGCACGCTTTAGAGACAGGAATCACAGACGGCACGACCGAAATGACCGAGGCAGAGAAGGTCACTGCTCGCTACTCAAGTCTAATGGAGCAGACTTCAGGCGTAACCGGAGACTTTGCAAACACCTCAGACGGCTTAGCTAACCAGCAGCGCATACTAAAAGCAGAGATAGAGAACACTCGCGCGGAAATCGGCGAAAAGTTCATGCCTATAATGCAGGACTTCCAAGAGTTTATTCTAGAGACAGTTATCCCGGCAGTGCAAGACTTCTGGGAGTCAATCATAGATCCTAGCGGTGAGGCACAAACTCAAATGAGCGCTATCGGTGATTCTATGAGCAAGTTCGCAGAGACTTTTGGGGTAGCCTCAAATGACATAACATCAGATCAGGTTTTCAAGTGGCTAGGTGATTCCATTATTAGCGTTATGAGACAACTCACTCACATGAGTGTTTTCACTCAAGAAACTTTCGGGGCTATCGGTCAGTATTTTAGCGCGACTCCGTTTTTATCTAACCCAGTTCAATACTTCAAAGACATGAGGGCAGCAGACGCAAGACTATTTGGCGCTATGGGTAAAGCTAACGCAGCAGCAGCAGCTATCTCTTTCGCGCCTGATGTTACTTCGGGCAGGGGTAATGAACAGAGGCTAGAAAACTCACAGCCGAGGCAACGTTTCGACCAGTTCGGCAAGCCTATTTCGCAGACTAAGGGGATTACAGGCTCAGGGAGTGATGCAGGTACAACCATAAATGTAAACATCAACCGGGCAAAGGTAAACGCTCAGGATCTAATAGATGACATTAATGCCAAGTTGCGCTCACAGGGAGGGACTAGCCTACTTCGATGAGCCTTCTAACCGACTTCGACATAGCAACAGACCTCAAGGTTGAGTTCTACATACCTAATGATGCCGACAATCTTTTCATTATAGGAGTGTCAGATATAGGCGGCACTAACGTTCTTGCCGGGGCAGGTTGGTTTATTATCGGCGTTAGCGAAATCGGCGGCACAGATGTTCTAGCAGAAGGGGAATACGCCTTCGACTGGCAAGACCTTAACTGCGACACTTCTAGAGTTGTAACTGCTTTGGGTGGGCAGGTTGAGAACATGACCTACTTCATAGCAACACCTTCGAGCGCTCAGATACAGCTACAGTCATACACCTATGACCCTACAAACAACAGGACAATTAGACCAGGCACTCCGGTGAGGGTCAGGCTAAACAGAGGCGAACTAGACTTTGTGATCTATAGAGGCTACATAGACACCCTAGATGTTTCTTACACGATAGACGGACTGAACCTAATTAACATAACTGCACTTGATAGCTTTAGGCAGGTAGTCAATACAAGACTTGCAGAGTTCGACACAACTACGGACTTCCCAGAAGGTTACGCTTCCCCCTACGAGGTTATAGAGAAGGTTGCAGAGGGCTTTGGAACTAGCATGAATGCGCTTAGCACCGAGAGTCCAGGCAAGATACCTAGCGTATTAGTTACAGACGTTATACCAAACGTAATAATGACAGATGCCATACAAGTCGGGCTAGGGTTCTTTTGGATAGATCCAGCGACAGAAGAATTTGTATTCATACCTAGACCTGCAATAGGAGCAATACCAGAAGGTACTTATACTGTTGGAAACTCGCATGAAGATGAATTTCATCTATGCATGAATGACCTAACAGTAAACGCCGATTATGACGATGTCTATAACTCGCTCCGGGTTGCACTAAAGAGCGACGATGCAACCTATGTTCTAAGAACAGACCCGGACTCAATAGACCTTTACGATGTTTCCGCGCTCGATGTTCAGATAAATACAACAGACATAGACGAACTAAATATCTGGGCAGACAGAGTGTTTACTCAGTCCCCTACTAGACTTGTAAAGAGCGTGGAGACTCCAGCATTAGACCGCTCCGGCAATCTTACACACGCAGCAGAGATTTTACCCGGAGAGCTTATAGGCGTGAAGTATGAGACTAGCGACATGAACATAGACACTTACTATTCTGTCTCAAGGGTGAGCCACTTCGTGACAGCAGACAATTGGTTTACTACACTAGAACTATGGAAAGAGGCATAAATGGCATACAAGACATTCGCTAACGGATTCCCATTTCCGGCAAGCGATCTCAATAATTTTCTAATGAATCAGAGCGTTATTGTGTTCGCAGATGCAGCAGCTAGGACTACTGCAATCCCTAGCCCGGTAGAAGGTATGCTCACTTACCTCGAGGACACTAA